CCTAGAGCAGATAGAGCACTTCGCTGCCCTTGTTGCCGAGCGCGACACCGCCCTGCTGCGGCAGGCGTTGGAAGCCGTTGAAGAGCGGTATGTGGGCGCACTGCGAGACAAGGCCATCACCGCCCTGCGCGAACGACTGGAGGGCAAGGAATGACCCGCGACGACATTATCCGACTAGCCAGAGAGGCCGGAATCCACCACGCCCATGACTCCGAGGGGCATTGGGACGGATTGACGGACGAGGAAGTGGTTGACCGTCTGCCACGTTTTAAGCGGGAACTTGAGTACGCAGACAAGCGCATCATGCAAATCCTCGAACGCTTCGCCGCCCTTGTTGCCGCTGCCGAGCGAGAGAAGGTAGCCCGGTGGATGATGGGGCGTGGTTACGCCACGGGCCACGGCGACACCATAGAAGACCTGCTGCAAGAACTTGATTGGCAGATTGCTGAAAACTGGATCAGGGCGCTGATCAATGGGATCACGACCGAGCGCGAGGCGTGTGCGAAGTTGATTGAAGACATGGCTGTGCAGCACCCGAAGTACATCGCCGCCGCCATCAGAGCAAGGGGGTAGGAATGAGCGGCGACCACAACGCTCATCAGAAACCAACATCTTATTTGGATAACGAAATGAAAGCATATATCGGACGTTTCAAAAAAAGTGGAGATCGCAAAGTAGATATTCGTATCGACTACTGGGATACTTGGAACATGGATCATACGCTAACCATGATTATTGCTCCAATGCTTAAACAACTCAAAGCAACTAAGCATGGTGCTCCACTTGTAGACAATGAAGATGTACCGGAACATCTGCGCTCAATAAGTGAAACGTCGTCAGAACATCACATTGACGACAATCATTTTGCCCGATGGGATTGGGTATTGGATGAAATGATTTGGACATTCGAAGCAATCTTGGAAGGTGAATCAAAGTTTTATGATCACTCCGAAGTTGATGACAACGCAAGCCTCAGAGTTCAGCTTAATCAAATGAAGGTTGATACTGAAGGCTTACAAGCAAACGAAGAACGCATTACAAATGGTTTGAGATTGTTTGGAAAATACTACCGTTCGTTATGGGATTGATATGAGTGGATGGCTTATCGCATTGACAGGTGTCATCTACCTTTGGGTGGCACTTGAGCAGTTGTACAAAGGCAACACAGCAATGTTCATTTGCTATGCAGGCTATGCCTTTGCTAACATTGGACTTTACAGGATGGCATCATGAGTGAACTACGAGACGCAGTGATTAATGTTCTAGACTTTCTAGAGTTTGGTGGACGACGCAATGATCGTGTCTTTCATATTGACGCATTGAAGGAGGCTCTTCGAAATGATCAGACAGTTCAAACAACGGGTGAAGTCGATTGCAGACAATGTCAACATCTGGATCGAAAAAAGAATTGTGCAAGCAGCGAACCTTGCTCCGATGGAGACAAGTTCTTGGCACAACCAGTGCTCCAACTCTATCGTTCAGATAGCGGTGAAGAGGTGCAGCAATAGTATGTTTTGGTATCACCGAGAAATCGGCAACGTCTTCATTGTCGAATCGGAAGACCAAGATCATTACTGGGTGCGTGAACCCGACGAATGTCGCTGTCTCAACTTTATTCTAAAGAAAGACGCAGAAGTTCTTTGATATGGGATTTCTTCGAACCCACGTTTCCTGTGACGAATGCGGCAGTAGTGATGCGCGATCTATTAACATAGACGGCAGCAGCTACTGCTTTTCCTGTAACCATTTCACTCCGCCGGATGACGATGTTGTCATTCAATATTCGAAACCCTCATCAAAGAAAGTGAACATGAATTTTAAAAGTCATTTCGACGACAACGACTCTCCTGCCGTCAGCGCACGACGGCTCACCAAAGCAACGGCTGAGCGCTTCGGTGTAACATCAGACAGCAACAACTATTATTTCCCGTACTATGACGACAACGGCACGCTTGTTGCCGCAAAAGTACGCAACAAACACGAGAAGAAATTCACCACTGAAGGCGACTGGAGTAAGTCGACGCTGTTTGGTCAGCAGCTTTTCAGCAGCGGTGGCAAGTACATCACCATCACCGAAGGCGAATTCGATGCTCTAGCGGTCTTCCAAGCTACCGGCAGCAAATGGCCCTGCGTCAGCATCCGCAACGGTGCTACAGGGGCTTTGAAGGACTGCCGCGCAGCATACGAATGGCTCAATAGCTTCGAGAACATCGTCGTCTGTTTCGACAACGACGAGCCGGGAAAGAAGGCGGCGAAGGAAGTTGCCGAACTCTTCGGCAGCAAGGCGAAGGTGTACAAGCATGACGTCGACATGAAGGACGCATGCGACTACGTTGTCGCAAATAAAGAAGCCATCTTCGTGCAGCGGTGGTGGAGTGCTGAAGCTTACATCCCCGACGGCATTGTCGCCGGTAATAACTTGTGGGACTTGGTGTCGACCCCTCCTGCGCCTGCACAGTGCATGTATCCGTGGGATGGATTGAACAAGATTACCTACGGTATTCGTCTCGGTGAACTTGTTACGATCACTGCGGGTAGCGGCATGGGAAAGTCTCAAATCCTGCGCGAAATCGTATGGAGTATTCTTCAGAATACCGACGACAATATCGGCCTGATGTTTATGGAAGAGGGCATTCGTAAGACCGGACTGTCGATGATGTCTCTCGCGGCAAATAAGCCGTTGCATCTGCCAGACACCGAATCAAGCGACGAGGAACGAAAGGATGCATTTGAGCGCACACTCGGCACGGGTCGGCTTTATCTCTTCAATCATTTTGGGTCGAATAGTATCGAGACGATTATCAATCGTATTCGTTACATGGGCAAAGCGCTTGGTTGTAAATATATCTTTCTTGACCACTTAAGTCTGATCGTTTCATCACAGGAGAATGGGGACGAGCGTAAGGCACTGGACGAGTTGATGACAAAACTTCGAACTGCGGTACAGGAACTTGACATTGCATTGTTCGCCGTATCGCATTTGAAGCGACCGGATGGTCGCGGTCACGAGGACGGCGCTGCCACTTCGTTGTCGCAACTTCGCGGCAGTGGTGCCATCGCACAACTTAGCGACATGGTGATTGGTGCAGAGCGTAACGGACAGGCGGAAGATATCACTGAGCGCAACACTACTCGCTTGCGTGTTTTGAAATCGCGCTATAGTGGCGAAACCGGCCCCGCTTGCTCTTTGCTTTACACCAAGCAGACCGGGAGAATGTTAGAAGTCGAAGACAGGCCGCCCGATGACGACGAGGACGATGTACTTTGATCACGCCCTGCATCAGAGTGTGTCGCTTGCACAACGGCATCTGTACCGGGTGTAAGCGCACCGTTGACGAAATCGTGCAGTGGACTAGAATGACTGATCTTCAACGACAAAACATCATGGAGCAACTAAATGGCAGAACTATTGATGAGCATCGTCAACTTCCTTCTCAACCTCTTTGATATCTTTCGCAGCATCTGATGGACTACATCTATGACATCGAAACCTATCCAAACTGCTTCAGCTTTGTTGCGCTCGCCGCTGACAAATCTGAGTTTGTACAGTTTGAATGCTCGCAACGAAAGAATCAAGCTGCGGATCTTTTTTCGTTTCTTGACAAGCTGCGCGAACATGGACACCGTATGGTCGGCTTCAACAATATTGGCTTTGACTATCCTGTCGTTCATGATCTGTTGAGCGTACGCGAGAAGGCTGTCACGGTGAGCGGCAAAGCCGTGGCTGTGCGTGCCTACAAGAAAGCGATGGAACTCATCAACAGCGATGAGAAATTTGAGCACATCATCCGCACTGCCGACGAGCATGTGCCGCAGATTGATCTGTACAAAATCCATCACTTCGACAACAAAGCACGAGCCACTTCGTTGAAGATGCTTCAGTTTAATATGCGAAGCGACACCATCGAAGACTTGCCGTTCGAGGTGGGCACGCAGTTGTCTGACGAGCAGATCGACACGCTGCTGTCGTACAACAAACACGACGTTATTCGTACGCTTGATTTCTACAACGAGAGCAAGAGTGCGCTTAAGTTTCGTGAAGAGTTGACGCAGAAGTATGGGCGTAACTTCCTCAATCACAATGACACGAAGATCGGCAAAGACTACTTCATCATGCGCCTTGAAGAAGAGTTGCCGGGTAGCTGCTACAGCTACGACAACAAGGGTCGACGCAGCATTAATCAGACGAAGCGCAAGAGCATCAACGTCAAGGAATGTCTCTTTGACTATTACGACTTCCATCGTCCTGAGTTTCAGGCTGTGTTCGATTGGTTTGCAAAGCAAAAGATCAGCGAAACAAAAGGCGTCTTCTCTGAGATTGACGAGTCCGATCTCGGTGACGTAGCGCAATACGCGCAGCTTTACACGAAGCGCAAGAAGTTTCCACGAGTGCCATCATTCGAAGACATTGACGACTTCAAGCAACAGCATCCGCTCGGATGGGTGGAGAAGGTGGAGTTGAAGGCGAAGAAGAAAGGCGAAGTGCAGCATAGCCACTGGATGTGTTGGAAAGAAGCTGACAACCTCAATGTCATCGTTGATGATTTCCGTTTCGACTTCGGCACTGGTGGCATCCACGGCAGTTTGGAAAACACAATCGTCGAAGCTGACGATGACAACATCATCGTTGATGCTGACGTGTCATCGATGTATCCGAACATCGCTATTGCCAATCGCGTCTACCCGAAGCATCTGTCCGAAAAGTTCTGTGACATCTACGAGGACGTCTACAATCAGCGCAAGAGCTACGCTAAAGGCACGGCTGAGAATGCCATGTTGAAGCTTGCTCTGAACGGTGTGTATGGCGACAGCAACAACCAATACAGCCCATTCTACGACCCGCAGTACACGATGAGCATCACCATCAACGGTCAGCTTAGCCTGTGCTACCTCGCTGAGCAGTTGCTCAAGATTCGTGGCATGCAGATTATTCAGGTCAACACTGACGGCATCACGGTGAAGTTCCCGAAGAAGTATCGTCGGTGGTACGACACTGCGTGCAAGCAATGGCAGGAGAACGTTGGGCTTGAGTTGGAGTTTGCCGAGTATTCGAAGATGTTTATTCGCGACGTCAACAACTACATCGCTGTCTACACCAATGGCAAGACGAAACGCAAAGGCGCGTATCAGTATGAAGGACTCGGATGGCATCAGGATCAGGGTGGACTTATCATCCCCAAAGCTGCTGAAGCTCACATGCTTGACGGAACTGATATCGAATATTACATTCGTACCAATGCCCATCGCACTCATGACTTCATGATGCGAACGAAGGTGCCTCGCAGCAGTCGCCTTGTGTTGGTGCAGGAAGACGGCAGCGAGGTGCAGCAGCAGAATATCTGTCGCTACTACGCGAGCATCAACGGGGGCAAGCTCATCAAGATAATGCCTGCGCTGACACCGGACGGTGACGCTCGACGGATCGGCATCGACACAGACTATCTATTGAAGACT